CCTTTGAAGGTGCCGATGCCGTCTTTGACCCCGACCCCGACGCGAGCGGCGCCGTGCCATGGACCCCAGCCGCCTTTGGAGGCGTTATCGAGCGCGAAGTCGACCTGCTCCTTCCATGTGGACGGATCGCGCGGATCGAGGCCGGTCTGGCGCAGGAACGTGTCACCCATGCCGCCGCCCTCGTTGCCGCTGCCCTTCGGCGCGAGTCCGCCCATGTGGAGCTGGAAGGGGCCGAAGCTCGAGCCCTGGTCGCCGGTGTAGGTGTTCAGACCTTCGGAGCCCGCCACCTTGACTGCGGTATCAGGGTCGATCCCGCGTTGAGCAGCGGCATAACGAATGTAATCGGCGACCTGGTTCGTGGCTGGCAATGCGCGCGCGGTGGTCTGATTTGCTGCAGGTTTGCCGGCGAGCGTGTCGCGCAGCAACGTGACCGCGTCGTAATCGCCACCTGTGCCGCCGTACTTATCTGCGCCTAGCTTGATATCTGGGCCGATGCCCAGGTGAAGGTGCGTGCCTTTGCCCTGAGCGTCGCCCGTATCGCCGACCGGCATGAGGTACGTGCCAGCTGGCACTACCTCGCCGACCTTGACCGACGGCGCAGCATTGCCGTGGGCGTAGTAGTACTGATTGCCGTCGTCGCCCTGGATGAGGACCGCGTTGCCGCCGACCGAGTTGAAACCACTCTCGATGACTTTGCCGCCCTGCATCGCCACCACGGGCGTACCACGTGGCGCGAACAGGTCCGAGCCGCCGAGCACCTCGCCCCAGTGGGTGTTGATCTGCCCCTTGTAATCAGGGATGGGGAACACGCGCGACGGTTGAGCAGGAGTTGCCGCCGCCGCGGGCACCGGCTGTTCGATCGGATCGACCTTGCCCGGGCCGATCGGCGTCGGGGTGTACGACGTCGTGTCTACCGCTGCAGCAGTCTGGTCAGGCGCCAGCGCTGGGCCGATCGGAGTGAAGCCGGACGGCGTCGCTGGAGCCTCCGTGGGCGCAGCGAAGGCTGGAGCAGGAGCAGGTTGCTCTGGTGGTGGTGCGGGCGGTATCGCTGCGGGTTCTGGTGCTGGTGCCGGCGGAGCTGGCGCCGCAGACAGCGCGTCCGCTCCGCCCAGGAACTGGTGCGCGTCCGAGATGCGCTGATTGATCGCCTGCCCGAGCTGAAAGCTCTGGATCTTGTCGTCGATCGACTTCTGCAGGTTCTCGAGACGGTATTGATCCCAGTCCTGCTGGTCGATGTCCGGCAGCATGCTCACGGATCAGCGCCTCCACACGTGGCGCGTGAAGTGCGGGCAGCCAGCCCAGCCGAGCCCGTTCCAGATCAGCCAGTGCGCCAATCGCCAGCGTCTCACTGCATCCGCCACGTGCCTGCGGTGGCCGTGTTGGTGCCGTACTTCGGCAGGCTCTGCTTGTAGAGCGCTTCGACGTCACCCTTGTCCCAGCCCTGGTTCTCGTACATGCCCAGGAACATCTGCTGCTGGCTAGGAGTGAAGTTGTTCCACGATTGAGCCGAGATCTGATTCGGCGCAGGCATGTTGCTGCCGTACATGTTCGTGCCGTTGCCGGTCGCCTGTTGCGCCTGGTCCGGGGTCATCTGCTGGGCACCCGTCCCGATACCGCTACCCCACACCTGCCCAGGCTGTTGCGGCTGGCCAGGATTCGAGGTGTAGCCACCGACCTGCTCGCGCAAGGTCTGCAGGTTCGCGGCCTGCGGGTTGACGCCTGTGGTCGCTCCGCCACCGGGCACGTACTGGCCCATGGCCGCGGCGTACAGGTCGCGCATGCCGCCGGGCGTCGAGCCGAGCACCTGCTGATACTTGGCCCAGTCGGCCGGCCCGCGCAGGTTGGCGAGGATGTTCAGGTAGGCCTGGGTGTTGGTCTGGTTAGCCTGCCCCTGCTGGAATGCCTGGTTCCAGTACTGGTTCTGCGCCGCGAGCGTCTGCTGTCCCTGGCCCGGTGTCGGGTTGGCGCCCGTCGTCGCCGTGGAGCCCGGCGCGTTGTACCAGCCCGTCAGGCCCGCTTCCTGGGCAGCCTGCTGGAAGTACTGGTTCTGCGCCGCGAGCGTCTGCTGGTTCGCGCCAGGCGCGGCATTCGAGCCGTACATCGCCTGCAGTGCCATGGTCGGCGCGTTAGCCTGCGGCAGACCGTACGTGCCGTACATCTGCTGCATCTGCAGCGATGCCGTGCCGCCCGGCCCATTCGCGTTCTGGCCAGGCGCCTGGGCGAGTCGCTGGTACTCCTCCGTAGACACGTTGCGCATCATGTCCGGGTTGTTGACCATGTCCCAGGACCCGCCCGCGCGCAGGAAGTCGCCCTGGTCGCCGAACATGCGCAGTTGGCCGTTCTGCTGGATCTGGCCGATGGCGTTGGTGCTCGGGTCGCGGATGAAGGTACCTGGCGCGTACGTCATCTGACCGGGGTCGTAGTAGACACCGGTGACGCCCGCCTGGTTCAGCCCGTACTGCTGCGAATTCTGCAGCGCGGCCTGCGTCTGGGTACCCTGCGAGACATCCCTCAGACCGTTGGTGTAGTTCTGACCGAAGGTCGTGTCAGTCCACTGCAGGTTGGGAAAGGTCGCCTGGCCAGCAGTCGTGCCGTAGCCGTAGCCGCTGGGGAAGTAGCCCGACAACTGCGCGGCATCGTTCATCTGCTGCCACGCGAACTTGGCGTCGTTGAGTGCCGCTTCGGCGTTCTTGCCGCTGGCGAGGGCGTTGTAATACGCGTTCTGGGCGGCGCTATCGGCGACCGCGGTGTTGACGTACTGAGCCATGCGCTACCTCCCGGGTGGCATGATTGGGGGCCGTGGCGGAGCGGCGATCGGCGGACGTAATGACGGTGGTGATGCACCGCTTATCCCTGGTGGTAAACCGACTGGAAGACCTGTCGGCACGCCTGGAGGCATTGGAGGTCCAACTGGAGGACCTGGTGGTGCGCCAGGAGGCGGCGTTGGCCACTGCTCGGGAATCTGAACGTCTGGCGCCTCCTGCTGCTGCGGAGGACGGAGCTCCGGCCACTTCTTGAGGACCGCGTCCCAGATCTGGGCGAACATGTCCGAGCCGCGGTCAGAGAGCACCTGGTCGCGCCCCTGCTGGTTCGGCGTGCCGTCCGGGTTGAACAGCCGCGAGCGCCAGTACTCGAGCTTCTGCTCTTCGGTTACTTGTGCCGCGAAGGGTGAGGTGTTCGGCGCAAACGCCAGCGCGACGTCGGTGCTGATCTCGTCGATCCACAGCGCCAGGTCGTTGGCGATGTCGTCGAGCGGGTTCTGGCGACCAGGCATGCCCTAGCCTCCCGGCTGTAGCGGTGCGCGAGGCATCGGCACCACGGGCGTGCCCGGCGGGTTGCCGGGCGGCGGCAAGCCCATGCCCGGCGAGGGCACGGGATTCGGAGGCATACCGCCCGGTCCCGGTGCAGGCGGGGCTCCGGGCGTACCCCCAGGAACGCCAGTGGTGGCCGGACCAGGCATCCCGGGCGGAGGAGGGCCGTTCGGCGGCATGCCAGGAGGAGGTCCTGCGGACGCTCCGGGAGGCGGAAGCATGCCGGGGGGCACACCTGCTGCGGCCATGCGCGCCGAACGGATCGTGCCGATCTTCTGGAGGATGCTGTTCTTCAGCTCTTGCTGGATTTCCTGACTATTCTTGAGATCGTGCAGGATCCAGGACTTTTCGACCTCGTCGGGGTTGGCACCCGCGCGCTCCACGGCGTCCTCGTAGGTGATCAGCTTGAGCTGCATCTTTTCGCCGATCGCGCGAGTCTCGATGATTTCGTTCGACGGCGTGCTCGGCGCGAGCTTCGCCTCGTAGCGGTGTACGCCCTTCAGGTCGTCCGGCCCGATGCCCAGCCACGCCGCTTTGGTCTGCCCACCGATCTGCTTCTTCCCTTTCTTCGCCTCGACCTCGCCCCAGGCGTAGACCTTCTCGCCGATGCGATTCTCGATCAGCCACGACTCGAAGCCGATCCGATCGCCGAGGGCGACCTCCGCGTTTGAGACGATCGGGTCCCAGCCCAGGCGCGCCAGGTAGGCAGCCTGGTTGAGCGCGTAGCCCGACTGGTCGCTGGCGACGACGCCCTGCACCACGCTCGGCAACGCCCACTCGAGCATGCTCTTGATGTTGTCGATGAGCTTGTCGGCGTCCACGCCACTGCGCGGCTGATCGATAGGGCTGATATCGAATGGGAAGAGCTTGCCCGGCTCGATGGTCTGTGCGTCGGTGTTCTGCTCGCGCGCGTCGACGCCGTACGGCATCGCCGGCAGGCCAGGGATCACACCCGGTGGCGTGGTCTTCTTGAACGCGGGAAAGCCGGTCATGTACGCGGCGTTGCCCTGCATCGTCAGCAGGCTGTCGAGCAGGGGAAACAACCGCAGAAAACCGAACAGGATGCTGAGCCCCGCATGCTCGGGCAACCTGCTCGCCGTGGTGATACCCAGGGCGTGGAAGTACGGACCCTTCAACGTCTTGAGCAGCGGGTCACCGTAGGAGTGCTTGAGCACGCGGCAGAGCGTGCCCTGGCCGACCTGCGTGTTGCTGCCGCGGTCGCGCTGGCCGGGCCCGCTCAGGCAGATGACCTGGTGCTGGTAGTCCCACGCCTCGACACAGCGGATGGTCTGCTCGGTATGCCCACCGCTGGAGGGGCCGCGCATCAGGTTGCGCCACTCCGCACGCGCGAGCTCGGCAGCCCGCGGATCGAAACCCTCCATCTCCGACGGCGAGATGACCTCGCCATTGGAGTTGAGTCCGGCTCCGAAACGCTCCAGCGCTTCGATATACGGAAGCTCTTTGATTTCGACAACGGAGGTGAATCCGTTTTCGTTTTTGGTGTAGTAGAAGGTTTCTGGAGGAACGTCGGTACTGGCGATCGGATACGGAAGTGCAAGTTTGTAATTCTCGGTCTCGTGGTGGTACACCCGGTCGCGCGCGTCCTGGTCGTACTCCTTGATTTGCTGGAGTTGCTGCTCGAGCGTCAGGCTCTTGTCGGAGTATTCACTCCATGCGGAGCGGCTGCGCTCCACCGTCTTGATGATGCCCTCGCCTTTGACGGCCATGCTCCACAGGAAGAGGCGCAGCAGTTGGCGCTTGGCTTCCTGCTCCTGGCGTTTCCAGCTCGCCTCGAAGAAGTTCTCGCGCAGGGTGGAGTTCTGCTGGTACGTGTCACCGAAGCCGACTGGTTTGAAGACGGTGGACATCGGATTGACGCTGAGCGCCGCGGTCACCGTGGTGGCGATGTGCAGTGCCAGTGGGCTTCTGACTTCGATCGCGGTCTTGCGGTACGCCTCCGGAATGTCAACAGGCAGTTCGCCGAAGAGCACCGAGTCGATGTCGGCGTACAGCAGGTCGCGGTCCGAGAACTGGTGCTTGAGGTCGTCGGCGAGCTCCATCGTCGCCCGCTCCATGGTCTCTTCCTGGGACGACGTCGAGTTCTTGAACCAGCCCGACGGCGGCGCCGACGACATGCTCATGCGCGTTGCTCCGTAATCCACAGGTAGTTGTAGGCACCACTCCACAGGCCGGCCGCCGATGGCCCCGCGTTGGTATACAGGAAGGTGGAGAAACGATGGGTGCCACTGGTGGAGATCTGGCTGGTGAAGTACCCAGTGACGTGGTAACCCGCAAGTGTATTGCTGCCACTACCCGGCTGAGCGCAGAACATGGAGTCGTGGACGATGCCGCCGTCCAGACCCAGACCGACGTACATGACGGCGCCAGCGATGGCACAGGTAAGCGTGCCGCAGGCTTCGACGCGCACCGGATTGCCAGCAGTCACTGACAAGACTTGTTGGACGGGTGTCTCGGTCCACGTCCCAGTGGACGGAATGACCCAATTACCGATCCACTTGGCGGATGCTGGCGAAGACTGCACCGACTGGGCTGGCATGATGACCTTACCGCCGAAGGCCCCGAGGTTGACGTTCTTGCCGTACAGGTTCAGGTCCAGCCACTGGCTGGTGTCACGGTCGTAGGACTGGATGCTGCTGGAGGATTTCGGTGTATGCGCCAGTTCCAGACTGGAGCCGGAACCCTGCCCGTCACGCGGAAAGATCGCGCCGCCGGTAGCAGGCGAGCCGATGGCGCGCACCACGGCGGCGTTCAGCGGACCACGGTGGATGATCAGCCCGCTGCTCTGCTCCTGCTGCCCGTTCTGGGACTCGCGGTACGCAACAGCCTGGGTCATCCGAACCTCAGATTCGTCGTCTCGGTCGGCTGGGGCGGCTGCGCTTCGGCGCACAGTCCGTAGCGCAGTGCATCGGGGGCGTGGTCTTCGGTCTTGGCGTTACGGATGGCATCCGCCACGTCTTCGGGATCGAGCGGGTCGACCACCATGGATGGCAAGGTTCTTGCGAGATTGGGCGCGGCCCCGTGGAGGAGCTGGAGACGGGGTGGTGCTTGATCATGTGCCAATGCCCGTCGCGTGATCGCCCACCCCTGTTTCCGGTTGTTCATGCCCGGAAAGACCGGCTGCACCCCGTGCGCCCAGTACACCGCGGCGATACTGGGGCGCTGCTGCTCCGTCCTGAGGTTGAACATGCTGGGGTCCAGGATCCTGAGATTGAGCTGCTCGCCTCCGGTCGCCTCCACAATGCGCTGCGCCTGCTGCTCATCGCGCAGTCCGGCAGCGTAGAGCTCGCGATACACGAAGACCCTTCGCGTTTCCGGCTCACGTGCGAACCACAGGCAGCAGAACGGCGCAGCGAAGCCGTAATCCACCGCGATCCAGCGCGGCCAGTGCGATGGAATCTCGAAGGCAGGGCAGATGTGGAGTGCCGGGTCCCACTCCGTGAAGTACATGCCCTCCGCGGCAACCCACTGTCCCAGGCGGAGTCGCTGGTATAAAAAGCCCTTGAGGCTATCCAGCGTACGCATGTACTCCGTACCGAAGTCGGTGTACGTGCCGTCCGGATTGACGAGTGTTGGATTGTCCTCGTGCTTGCTCTCGAGGAGTAAGGTCTGCCCCGCATTGCAGCGCTGTTTGAGCCAGTGATCCGGAGATGAGGGGTTACAGTCGGCGATGATCTGCTGGTAACTCAGCACCCCGTTGCGGAGTCCGCGCAGGAGCATGCTCCAGTCGTCTTCATCCAGCTCGGTGGCTTCCTGGCAGTACACCACATCGAATTCGGTGGAGCCGATCTTGTCGGCATCGTCCATGCCCGCCACCATGATGCGAGCTCCGCTGGGGTAACGGTACTCCTGGTCCCCTTCGTGGAACTTGACCTGATTCGGAGCCGGCAGCACCTTCGTCTCGAAGGTGGTCATGGCGCTCTGCGTCAGGCTCTTCCTGGTCTTGCGCACGATCGCACCACGGATCGGGACCTGCATCGCGATCAGGTTCAGCTTCTCGAGACAGGCACGGGACTTGCCCGTACCAGCTGGTCCCGCGAGCAGCACCTCACGCTGTTTGGAGTGGAACAGTTCCAGTGCCGCTCCGAACGGCTGATACGGCCGCTCCTCCGGTGACGCGGATTCGCCGCGCTCAATGGTAGTGACGGTCACGGCTCCGCCTGCTCCGCCAGTTTGGGAGCCATGAGCTCGAGCGTACGCCAGTCCTCCACCAGGTGCCGACCCCACACCTGCTGGTTGGCCGAGTCCGATTCAGCCCAATCAGTGCCGATTTTGTGCAGGAGGTACAGCAGTTTTTCAAAATCAGTCATGATTGTGATGCCGGTAGACAGGGGGGTTGAGATTGAGTACTCTTGACAGTACCCCCTACCACCTCCGAGGACGTGCCCGAGGCCAGAGACGAAGCGCGGTCCCGGATTTCGTTTTCGAAATCCCGAGAAGTTTGCAACGGGGCTCCGGCATATGGGGGGCAGTCGCGAAGACCGCCCGTGGTGCTACCCGTCCCGTGCCTCGTGCGCGTGTACCGTCTGTCGGACGTCGAGAGCCGACCTTCTACGCTCGTCTGCACAACCGTCGTCACCCACAACTTCCTACAGTACTGAGGCGGGGTCGACGCCGGCTACCGTCTTGATCACTTGACTGACGTTGACGTTGGTAGTCTCGCGGTATTGCTCAGGCTTCCGTGCGCGGAGGAGCAGCATCAGTAATTGGTCGGAGTACTCGATCTTGCGATCGGTCCCCACCGGCTCGCCGTGCCAGTAAGACGTTCGTTCGTACGGAGTACCTTCGATAGCACGGCGCCATGCTTCCCGCTCTAAGCGCTCAGTCGCTGCGGATTCGGCAATGTGGAATGCAGCACTGAAGTCCGGATCGCGCTCTTGCCAGTCATACACGTTCTGGCGCGCTACACCCGACACCTTGCACGCGTGAGTGATGTTTGCCCACTGTGCATAGGCTTCCAGAAACGCATGCTTGGCGCGTACGGACTGTACAAGGGTCCGGTGCGGTAAACCCTTCCGCGATCGCTTCGAAGCTCGCCCGACGTCTGCTGTGATCTCGTTTTCGAACAGCTGCTCGGGAGTGTGCATTGCTCGCCATTCTCGGCTCTTTACGTCTGTTACGCAACTGTGCGGCGCTTTTACAGTGATTTAAGAGCTCTGACACGCGTTGTAACGCCGGAAGCCTTGCATTCTGTATGGCGATGCGCCATAGTCTGCTCATGGCACCTGAACACGCGGTCCTAGTGGCTGCAGATTCACTCCCCAGCGCTCGTATCGAACTGAGCGCGTCCGACGTGACGATCGCCACGATGACGGACTTCGTTTACGGGCCCCGCGGCGGGATCGATTGCAAAGCCCAATTTGGCTTTACGTCTCTGATCACGCCCGAAGGCTATGCGCCGAAGACAGACAAAGGCCGGGCCCGCGGGTACTCGACCGCGATCATGTACTTTGCGCCGGCTGATCTTTCAGGCTACGACGTGTGTCAGTACCGTTCGGCCGGCTGTACAGCCGCATGCTTGAACACGGCCGGCCACGGCGGCATCGCCAAGAAGGCCGATCTAGGCGGCTTGAACGACATACAGCGCGCACGTGTCGCGCGGACGCGTCTCTTCTTCTTGAATCGCGCGCTGTTCAATCGCTTACTCGTCATCGAACTGACGGCGCATATCGCCAAAGCACGCGATGCCGGCATGATTCCGTGCGTCCGTTTGAACGGCACGTCTGATCTTCCGTGGGAGAGATTGCGCCTGAATGACGGGCGCACGGTACTCGAGACCTTCCCGGATGTGACGTTCTACGATTACACCAAACACCCGGATCGCGCGATCGCGAACGCCGAAGGTCGGCACCCGGCCAACTATCACTTGACCTTCTCGCTGTCCGAAGCCAACGGGCTCGATTGCGCATCCGTGCTCGAGCACGGCGGGAATGTGGCAGCCGTCTTCAAGATTTGCGGTTGCTCGCCGAAGGGGCAGTGCAAGCACCACCTTGCGGATGGCATGCGCTACTTTGGCCGGCCAGTGCTCTCCGGCGACGGCGATGACTTGCGATTCTTGGATCCGCGGGGCGCCGTTATCGGTCTCAAAGCGAAGGGGCTCGCGCGCATCGATCGCTCCGGATTCGTAGTCGACACGACCACGGATCCACTCATGGACGCGCAATACGCGCAGATGATCGCGATGTCCGAATGGGACGCGGCACGCTGATGCTGCCGAAGGAAACGAGCGCGGACGATATCCGCGCCGCGGCTCGCGCGTTCGATGCCAACCCGGGCGCGTTCAAAGCCGCAACCAAATTCGCCGTCGTCATCGATGGCGAACAGTATCCACCCAAAGCCATCGTTTCACTCGCCACCGGGCTGCACGTGCGCATGTTCTCCGGCGGCATCGAATCGAATCGCTGGCTCGCGCGCCGCGGATTCGAGATTGTCTCTGTTCAGAAAGGCACCCAATCATGATTACCCTTACCCTCCGCGGCGAGCACTGGATGGCTCGCTGGACCGGCCCGGAGGCAGCGCTCGTGCGCGACGCCTTCGGCACGGACGAGATCCCCACGCCGTATACCGCGGCGTCAGACCCGGCGCTCGTGCTACGTGCGATCGCCGGACGCAACCCACGGCACGAGGTACGCATCGCCGGCGAATGCCACTGGTGCGGCACCGTGACGACTCGCAAACACCTGCTGTGCGTCGTCTGTGGCGAATCACGCGGACTCGTATGTGCCGCGTGCCACGCTTTGCTCGCGGGCCCGTGCGATGGCTGCGCGCACCCGGACGACTGTGTCTGCGACGTCTGCGGTGACTGCCCGGACTGCGACAACGGCACGAGCGGGCCCGTCGGTACCTACTGCAAGCGCTGCCATCGGACGCAGCGACCATGAGCAACGCATGGTCGTTCGTCACCTATGGGTGTGGGCATTCCGCACCCGTGCGCGGTGGCGATCGAACGCTCGCGCGTCATTGCCCAGACTGCGAAATGAATCGAAGCCAGCCAATGGACCAACACCTAGTCGACTACACCGTGCGCAACATCACCACCGGGGACGAGGA